ACAATTTAAAGTGAATCAAATGAATAAACCAACCGCAGCCAAGGGCAATTACGAACAGAAACCTGGCAAGGGTGCCGCATTCCCGAATGACAAAAAGGTCGAGGATTGGCACGCCGATTACAAAGGACGGATCTGCTTGCCGGACGGTTCGATGCACTGGCTGGACGTGACGATCAAAACCGCTGCCAGCGGGATGCAGTACGCTGCAATTTCGATTGGAAACGCTTGCGAACCGACCATCGCGGTCGATCATGGCCCCAAAAGGCATCCAGACGGCCACAGAAGCGGTTTCCAGAGCGTGACTGAGGCTACCCTACCAACCCGAGTCAAAAACGCGCCACAGCCCCGCGCATCGGGTTTTGAGGATTTGGACGAAGACGTGCCTTTTTGAGATGAAAATGGATAATTTGCCAGACCCAATTCAATTCATTGCTGAGAATGGGCCAATGACGTCGCGTCAATGTGCTCAGTTATTGCCAGCGCTGACGCAAAAGAATGTGGACGATAAATTGCGCCAGGCATTTCGCGTTGGCAAGCTATCGCGTCGCATTGACGAGGAGTCACGCACCAATCGACCGAGCTACGTTTATTTCGATGCGAATGGCAGGTCCAGCAATAAAGAGCCAGAGCATTGCACCATTCTCAGAACCCTTGGAAAGCATCAGGAGACAGAAATTGGAATTCACTAATGGGAAGTTTGTTTACAAAGCTGACGATGCTGAAATCAGCTTTCCCGACGTCCAGCCGGTCTTCTTCTTGTCCGGCGCGATGTTCGTGCCGCACTACGTTCTGCCGCACGTCTGGGTATCATTTGGCAACAAGATGCTCACAACCAAGAATCTGATTGAGCGAAACGCGCAAGCCGGAACGAGTTATCTTTGGGTTCGACCTTGGATTGAGAAGATCTTTGGTTCTAAAGATATTTTTTCGATGAAAGAATCGCAACTGAAGGAGGCTCTTATTGCATGACCCTACAAGTCGGAGAATCAATTACCAGCATTCAGCTAAATGTTAGCGAGCTGCAAAAACAATGCGCTGGATTCAATGTTGAATTGGAAACTGTATTAACCCTTGCAAAGCAAATACATGGCGATGCAATAGCGTTAATAAATGAATGGGAAGAAAAGCATGAAACCGATGATAGACGAACAAACGTCCGACCTATTTATGGAGGAGTGGCTATGCGACCTACTTGCGGATCCTGTCGATATTTCGAGCTTCTTGGAGGAGATGGGGAAACATCGTATATGGGCGAATGTCGACGCCGATCACCAGAGCTGCTGGTAGACGAGAGCGGCAACGAAACTCCTGCCTGGCCACCAGTGGACGATGACCATTGGTGCGGCGAATACTCACCGGATACCCTTTCATGACTGAACACGACCCCGTAAACCATCCACAGCACTACACTCAGCATCCTTCGGGAATCGAGTGCATCCAGATCACCGAGCATATGTGCTTTAACCTGGGCAACGCGATCAAGTACATTTGGCGAGCAGATCTCAAAGCCGGTATGCAAGACCTTGAGAAAGCCAGGTGGTATCTGGATCGGGAAATTGAGCGACGCAAGAAAGCGTTTGACGTACATCTGCAAGACGTGTTAAAACGCGCATGATTGGGTCCGGGCGCACTCCTCGCCACACAATTGCCCAATCGGGCAACGAGGGGTTGCCCATTTTTTTCGGTGGTGCTTATGGATAATGAAGCCAGCACATTTGTCACGGTGCTATTGCATTCCGGGACAAACGCGCATTTGCTGCATTGGACCACCAACAGCTATGCCCATCACGTCGCGCTTGGCGAGTACTATCAGCAAATTCCTGAGTTGGTTGATCAGCTTGCGGAAGCGATCATGGGGCGCTTTGGGCAGTTCAAGAGCTTTCCCGACGATTACTACTTGCCGACCGATGATCCAGCGGAATATTTAGAGGGCATCAAGTACTTTGTGCAAGATGCGCGAGAATATATGCCGGACGATACGGAAATCCAGAATCTCATTGATGAGATTGCTCAGCTTCTCGACACCACCCTTTACAAACTTAAATATCTCAAGTAAGGCTTTATCATGAAAATGAAAGACAACAACACTTCGCAGCCCAAGGGCTATGGCTATGGCTCAAACGCCAAGGTTCCTGCTGGCGTTGCCGGCCAGGACAAGAGCGGCACGCGCTCGGAGCGCATGGTCAACGGCATCGGCATGGGCGAAGCTGACATGGCCGGCAAAGACAACCAGTACAACACCGGCGTCACCAAAGGCACCTGCTACACGCACGACCGGGTTAGTTATCAGAAATGATTCGACCACTGCGTAACTTCATCACCGTGCAACCGGCAGTTCGCAAACTGTCGGACGTGATTCACGTCACCAACAAAGAGCCATTTAACGAAGGTCGGATCGTCGCGGTCGGACCCCAGGTTAAAGAGGCAAAGGTTGGTGACTGGATCAAGTACGGGAACGGTGACTACCTCAATTGGCCGACCCACAACAAGGACGGCCAGGACTACCAAATCATCCAAGAGGCCGACGTTTGCGCGGTCGTGGAATAAAGGACAATCATGAGTAATTCAATCGCATCAGGCGTTGCTTACGCCGATCCAGAGTTTACGACGTGCTACGCCAGCGCCGAGATTGGCTATACAGCCGGCGCTCAAGGCGCCGTGACGCAGCTCACCGACAAGACCACGGCAGTCACGCTTAACAAGAGCATGGGCCGGATCACAATGAACAACGCTGCGCTGTCCGGTAACACCGCTGTATCGTTTACGCTGAACAACTCGTTGATTTCGACCAACGACACGATCATCGTCAACATTTCCGGTGGCGCCACGACCGGGGCTTACACGACTTACGTGACGTCCATGACTGCTGGTTCAGCAATCTTGACGCTGCGTAACTTGACGGGTACGTCATATTCCGAAGCCGTGATCCTGAATTTCTCGATCATTCACGGGGCAAGCTAAATGAGCATCCATGACGATCTCGATCTTTTGAAAGAGGCTGTTGCTGCGTTGGAAGACCAGATTAACGAATCGTCGGATGATATTCATGCTCAAGCGTTTGAAGATGGATCGGATGCCGGCAAAAGCGAGCTGGCCGAAGAAATCGCGGTCATGATGGGCGCAATCGACAGCGAGGAATGCCCAGAGTGCCGCGACGTGCTCAAGCGCGTGCTGGAGCAGCACATTGCTCAGTTCTTGGCTATCGGCGAGCATACGTGCGAGCAGGACGATGACGAAGATGAAGACGGTGAAACGTCTTTTGTAATTACCTTTGCAGATAACTGAAATGCCACTTAAAAAATCAACCTCGGACAAGGCGTTCAAGGAAAACATTAAGACCGAAGTGAAAGCCGGGAAGCCGGTGAAACAAGCGGTGGCGATTGCTTATGCTGAAAAGCGTGCAGCGGCGAAGAAAAAGTAATGGCTACAAAGCACGACAAGCCGATCTCCCGGTCAACGACCGGGAAGGGCAAGACCTACAACCCGACCGAGAAAGGCGCCGGGATGACTGCGAAAGGTCGTGCTGAGTACAACGCGAAGAACGGCTCAAACCTCAAGCCACCAGCGCCGAATCCCAAGACCGACGCAGACAAAGGTCGCAAGGCCAGCTTTTGCGCTCGGATGGAAGGAGTCGTGCGAAAGGCGAAGGGACCGGCTGAGCGTGCCAAGGCGTCGCTAAAGAACTGGAATTGCTGATGCAGGTCGAACAGCGCAAGATTGAAGCGCTGATTCCATACGTCAACAATTCCCGGACGCACAGCGACGAGCAGGTCGCTCAGATTGCTGCGAGCGTTCGAGAGTTTGGTTGGACCAACCCGATCCTGGTTGACGGGAAGAACGGCATCATTGCCGGTCACGGTCGTTTAGCGGCAGCTCGCAAGCTCGGGTTGACCGAGGTCCCGGTCATTGTGCTGGACCATTTGTCTGAGGCGCAAAAGAAAGCGCTAGTCATTGCCGACAATAAGCTCGCATCGAATGCCGGATGGGACGATGAGATGCTGCGGCTGGAGCTTGGCGATCTACAAGAGATGGGCTTCGACGCGACGATTGCTGGCTTTACAACCGAGGAGCTGGACGCGCTTCTGAACGTCACCGAAGGCACGGACGGGTTGACCGACGAGGATGACGTTCCAGAGGCTCCAGACGAGCCTACAACGCGAGTGGGCGACGTTTGGATACTGGGCAAGCACCGGCTAATGTGCGGCGATTCTACGTCGATTGATGATATGCAAAAGCTAACTGACAATCAGTTGGTTGATATGTGGCTGACCGATCCTCCGTACAATGTGGCATACGAAGGCGGGACGGGATTGACGATTCAAAACGACGACATGGGCGACGATCAATTTCGTCAATTCTTACGCGATGCGTACGTCACCGCGGATACCGTTTTGAAGCCTGGCGCCGTTTTTTATATTTGGCACGCTGATTCAGAGGGTTACAACTTCCGCGGTGCGGCAAGGGACGCCGGATGGAAGGTGCGTCAATGTTTAATCTGGAAGAAGTCAAGCCTTGTAATGGGGCGCCAGGACTACCATTGGAAACACGAGCCTTGTCTTTATGGATGGAAAGAAGGCGCAGGTCACCTTTGGGCGGCAGATCGTAAGCAAACAACAATCCTTGAATTTGACAAGCCATCGCGCAATGGAGAGCACCCAACAATGAAGCCAGTTGGGTTATTTGAGTATCAAATGCTCAACAACACCAAAGGCGGCGACATCGTGCTGGACTCTTTTGGCGGCAGCGGAACGACCATGATTGCCGCGGAAAAGAATGGGCGTCGTGGCTATTTAATGGAGCTTGACCCGAAGTATTGCGACGTGATAGTAAAGCGCTGGCAGGAGTTCACTGGCAAGGCAGCAACCCACGCAGAATCGGGAATTCCTTTCGATTCAATGACTAACACTTTGACGCAATAAAAATGGTGCCGCACGAACCAACCGATAAAACACGTGGCCAGGTCCAGCAGGCCAGCGGTCTCGGCTTGCCGCACGACCAGATTGCTGCGTTGATCGGCATCAGCGACGTGACGCTTCGCAAGTACTACGGCACCGAGCTGGCGCTTGGGAAGGCGACCGCCTGCGCGAACATGGCTAAGACTCTGTACAACAAAGCGCTGACCGGCGACACAACAGCGATGATCTGGTGGACCAAAGCCCAGATGGGTTGGGGCGAGCGCAATACGACCGTTCTGAGCAATCCAGATGGATCGCCGGTTGAGGGCATCAAGGTTACCTTTGTCAAGCCAAGTGAATGAGCTTGATAATGCCATTGCCAATGCCGAGTTTCCTGAGAAACTTTCGGTTCTTTTTGACAAGCATCGGTATAAGGTAACCTTCGGCGGTCGAGGTGGCGGGAAGTCTTGGGCGATTGCCAGAGCGCTGCTAATCATCGGCGCATCAAAGCCCACTCGCATTCTCTGCGCTCGGGAATTCCAGACGTCAATCCGCGATTCGGTGCATAAGCTCTTATGCGATCAAATCGAATCATTGCGATTGCATGGGTTTTATGAAATAACCCAGACGTCAATCAGAGCTAAGAACGGTTCTGAATTCTTCTTTGTTGGACTTAAAAACAATGTTTCCAACATAAAATCATTCGAAGGTGTTGATGTATGTTGGGTCGAGGAGGCCCAATCAGTTTCTCGGATGTCATGGAATGTTCTAATCCCGACAATTCGAAAGCAGGATTCAGAGATCTGGATCAGCTTCAACCCGGAACTTGAGACTGATGAGACGTTCCAACGCTTTGTGGTTCATCCTCCTGCTGACTGTGTGGTCACTAAGATCAACTGGAGCGACAATCCCTGGTTCCCAGAGACTTTAAGAGCAGAGAAGGACGCGCTTAAAGAGCGAGACATTGAGGCTTACAACACGGTCTGGGAGGGCATATGCCGGCAGACTGTCGACGGCGCGGTGTTTGCCAGGGAGATGCAGGACGCCGAGCTTCAGGGACGCATTGGACGGGTTCCGTTTGATCCTAGCAAGCCTGTTCACGCCGTGTTTGACTTGGGATGGTC